TTCGTACTTAACCCATTCAAACCTACACGTATTCCTTACTACGCTGTACCCTATGAGCATAACCCTTACTCCTTCTTTGGTGTAGGCATTGCTGAGAACATGGACGATACACAGACGTTGATGAATGGCTTTATGCGTATGGCTATTGACAACGCTGCACTATCTGGTAATCTTATCATTGAAGTAGATGAGACTAACCTTGTACCAGGTCAGGACTTATCTGTGTATCCGGGCAAGGTGTTCCGGCGTCAGGGCGGTGCTCCAGGGCAAGGAATCTTCGGCACCAAGTTCCCCAACGTAGCACAAGAGAACATGCAACTCTTTGATAAGGCACGAGTACTAGCAGATGAGAGTACTGGATTTCCTAGTTTCGCTCATGGACAAACCGGAGTATCTGGCGTTGGGCGTACAGCTTCTGGTATTTCTATGCTTATGTCTGCTGCTAACGGTTCTATTAGGACGGTAGTTAAGAACGTTGATGACTATCTGCTTCGCCCACTTGGTAAAGCTTTCTTCTCATTCAACATGCAGTTTGACTTTGATGACCAGATTCGTGGTGACTTAGAGGTAAATGCTTCTGGTACAGAGAGCCTCATGGCTAACGAGGTACGGTCACAGCGTTTGATGCAGTTCTTGCAGGTTGCACAGAACCCAGTCCTAGCTCCTTTTGCTAAGATGGACTACATCATTCGTGAGATTGCTAAGTCTATGGACCTTGACCCCGATAAGGTTACTAACTCTATGCAGGACGCATCTATCCAAGCTGAGATCCTAAAAGGCTTTCAGGCTCCCGTACAGCCCCCTGCAGGGCCGGAAGGTGTAAACATGCCCCAAGGTGGCCCAGCACCAGAAGGCCAGGCTCCACAGGGCGTACAGGACACCTCAGGTGGCGGTGGCTCTCAGATAGGCGTAGGTACAGCACCAACACCTGGTGAGCAAGGGTTTAGCGGTAATGTCGCTTAAGAGGCTAGTTAACGATAAACAGATATGGGATGCGTTCATTGAGGAGCTTGATGGGTGCATCTCTTCCACACATAGAAGTATGGAAAACATCTCTGATACTGCAGAGCTATACCGACATCAGGGTGCTATCAAAGCGCTGAGACAACTAAAGTACTTGAGGGACAAAGTAAATGGCTGACTTAGACAACCAGACAGAGGAAGCTTTAGGTTGGGCTGCAGAGGGCAAGAAGCTTGCAGTCGATATACCAGAGGTGTCCTTTAAAGATGCTGGTACTTTTGTCGCTAGTATGACACCTATTATTGGTGACGCTATGGCTGCTAAAGATGTCTATGATGAACTACAGAAAGATGAGCCTAACTACTATTTAGCGGGTGCGCTGGGCGGTGCTGCTCTTGTAGGACTTGTACCAGGTTTAGGTGATGCTGCTGCTAAAGCTATTAAGAAGGGTGCTAAAGAAGTATTTGATGTAGCTAAGCGTGTAGAGGTAGATCCTAATGCTATGGGTTCTGGTCTTGGTAATGTGAGATTAGCCCCAAAGCAACCTAAGAAAACTGTTAAAGCTTATAAATTATTTACTAAAGGGGAAGACGGTAAGCTATACCCTCTTTTTGTTGATGCAGATACAGAAGTACCTACAGGTACATGGCTTGATGCTACTTTTCCCGATTATAGATTTACTGCAGAAAATGGTAAGCAGTATGTACCATCTAGAGGAACAGCAGGTAAAAAAGGCACGGGTGATTCTATAAAGATCCCAGATCAAGAGACTCGTGAGAGACTTATAGAGGCTGGTTTTTTACCTAAAGGATCAAAAGCTAAGTCTGTAAAAGCTGTTGCTGCTAGGCCAGGATGGCACGCTGGTGATGTTCCTATAGCCACACATATCGGGCCAGAAACTAAAATAAATGGTAAGTCTGTAAAGTATCGTGGAGAAGATCAGGTATGGGCAGAAGTAGAAATGCCTGCAGACGTAGATTGGCAAAAAATAGCTAACTCTAAGGCAAGAATAAAAAAAGACGGTACACCAGATGTACGTACAGCAGACATAAATGATGAGATGCCTAGCATGGGGCATTACCGTTATAAGACTAACCCCAACATGACGGGTGAATGGCTTATTGGCGGTGAAATGAAAGTAAATCGTGTTTTATCTCGTGAAGAGGTTAATGCTATAAACGAATCTGCAGGTGTCAAGGATCTCCCTACACTTGATGAACTTAATAAAGGCTACTCAAAGGGTGGGGTTGTAATGGACGATTATCAATACGCAGAGATGATGCAGGGTGAAGAGGATCAAACAGTAAGAGCCTTTGCAATAGGTGGTCTAGCGGAGGATGTAGACCCTGTGTCAGGCAATGAAGTACCTACAGGCTCTACGCCAGAAGAAGTACGTGATGACATCCCTGCTCAACTGAGTGAAGGTGAGTATGTTGTACCTGCTGATGTAGTACGCTTCTTTGGGGTTAAGTTCTTTGAGGACATCCGTAATGAAGCCAAGCGAGGCTTTGCTGATATGGAAGCTAATGGACGCATCGGTGGTGAGCCTATCGGTATGGAGATGGCTGAAGACGAGCTTCCCTTTGACATCTCAGAGCTACAGATGGTTGATGATGAAACAGAAGAGCAGCCTATGATGAACATGGGTGGTTATATGCGTGGTTATGCTGATGGCGGTTTAACACTCCCTGCAGCTGTAACGGATATGACAACCGCTACAGGTATTACTAGCGACACATCTGGCGTACCTATGCCAGTATCTAATCTTAGTGGTATTGAGATGAGAGAGTACGTTGGGCCTAACGGAGAGATAACGTATATTCAGTTTATTAATGGTGTAGCACAGTCTGTTATTCCACAAGGTTATACAGCTAAGGCAGCTGCACCTACTACCCCTGCTGCATCTGCCGTACCTGCCGTACCTGAAGGACTGGGTGTAGTAACTGCACCAGATGACAATAACAATACTGCTCATGAAGATATGATGCGTGAAGCTCAAAAACGTGAGTCTATTGATTGGACTAGCCCTGACGTAGGTATTGAACAGTATGAAAAAACAATGGAGCAAAGCAATAGCATGTTAGCTAAGGGCTTCACTGGACTAGCCGCAGTATTAGGCGGTCCTATTGTAGCTGGCTTTGTAGAGGTCGCAAAGCGTCATCAAAACAAAAAGATGATTGAGGGTGCTACTGCTAGACTAGAAGACCCTAACGTAAAAGGTGCAGAACGTGAAAAGTGGGTGTCTATTTATAACCGCTTGAGTGGTCTTGATGAAGACGGAAAAGCACGTAATAGCTTCACTGAGGGATTAGCAAATCTACTAACACCAGATGACGGTATGGAGTATGTAAACGGGGTACTCGTTGATACTAAAACAAATAAGGTTCTTAAGCCAGGTATTGCAAATAGCAAAGGTAATGACGTAGTTGCTCCTACACCTAAGCCTACAGCGCAGCCTTCACAAAATAATGGGGGTGGGAGTAATGATAATAGCACTTATCAAACAGCTATGTCTAATGCTAAAGCTGCAGCTAAACAAAGGGAAAAAGCAGCAGCTACTAAAGAACGGAACAAAGCTGCAGGTCTTGGCGCACAAACTAAGAAGGGTAGCACAGCAGGAAGTAAGTCTGGCTACTTTGACTAGAGTATAACTAAATACCATATAATAATAAGGCTACCCAGCAATAGTGCTGGCCCCAACATAAGGAGTATAAAATGTCGGAAGCCATCCAGACGGACTCAGCGTCCCATAATCGTAACATATCTCGTGTACAACGTGATGAAGAGGAACTAAAAGCTCTGTTTAAACAAGCAGGGATTCAGACAGATGAAACAGAAGAAGAAACTGCTGAAGCGGAATCCGATAGCGAAGAGCCTGTCGAGCGCACAGTTCAGGCAGAGAGTGTTACCGAACAAGAAGAAGAACCACAAGCTGAAGCACAAGATGAAGATCTAAGTGCAGAAGAGAAGAACTTTAAGAAGCGTTATGGTGATCTACGGCGACACACTCAAGAGAAAGAGAAAGAGTTTCAATCACAGCTTGATAAGCTTAAGTCACAACTTGATGCAGCTACAAAGAATGAACTTGTACTACCTAAGTCAGAAGACGAAGTAGAAGCATGGGCTAAGAAGTACCCAGATGTTGCAGGTATCGTAGAGGCTATTGCTGATAGAAAAGCTAATGAACGTTCTGCTGATTTAGATGGGCGTCTTAAAGAGATTGAATCTTTACGTGCTACAGCTAAGCGTGAGAAGGCAGAAGCAGAGCTATTGTCCTTACACCCTGACTTTCAAGATATTCGTGCTGATGATGCGTTTCATACATGGGCAGAAAAGCAGCCTAAGGTTGTACAGGATGCACTGTACGAAAACAGTGAAGATGCTAAGTCAGTAGCACGTGTTATTGATCTCTACAAGTCAGATAAAGGTATAAAGACTAAGAGTAGCTCTAGCTCAGACAAAGCAGCTGCATCCTCAGTTAAAGCTAAAGGTCGTACTTCATTGGATGCAGATGACTCCTCAAGGTATCTCAGTGAATCACAAGTAGCTAAGATGAGCCTTAAAGAATACGAGAAGCGCAATGATGAGATCTTTGAAGCTCAGCGCTCTGGTAAATTTATTTATGATATGTCTAAGAAATAACTTGACACTTATTCAATCATAGATAAAACTATAGGCATGTACAGTGTCAGGCATTAACTGCCTGTACATGCTTTTCACTAAGCACTAAAGCCACATCAAAGAACTACCTCAGATTATAGGCCCAGCGCTCAACGGACGGCCATCCTTAGAGCATAGCTGACTACCCTACTAAGACGAGCCTCTTTAGTGGATATGTAGTGTATATCTCTCACGCCATATCTATAAGGAGAATTATTATGGCTATCGGAACCGCTGGTGGTGGATTTAACGGGAACTTCTCCCCGATCATCTACTCCAAACAGGCACAAATCGCTCTGCGTAAAAGTGCTGTAACTAACGCAATCACCAACAACTCTTACTTTGGTGAGATTGCAAACCAAGGCGACACAGTTCGCATCCAAAAAGAGCCAGACGTAACCGTCAACGCTCTGCAGCGTCACACAGGTATCTCAGTAGAGAAACTTGATGACACAGACTTCTCTTTGACTATTGATAAAGCTAACTACTTTGCTTTTAAAATGGATGACATTGAAGAGCAGTTCTCTCACGTAGACTTCACCTCATTGGCAGCCAACCGTGCAGCCTACAAAATGGCAGACGCCATGGATGAAGAATGCTTGGGTTACTTGTCTGGTTACGCTGGTGGTGCAGGCTCTTGGGCCGTCAACACAACAGCTTCTGGCGATAAAGCCAATGCTGCTGCTGGTACTGACGAACTGTTGGCAACCAACAAACTGGACGCAACTGACTTCGGTAACTTGACCATCTCTGGTTCAGCTACTGCAGGTGACTCCATCCCACTCGCTCCACGCCTCCCAGGTGCAACAGCATTGTCTGCGACAACTGTTTCTCCTTTGACTGTGGTTGCACGTATGGCTCGTAAGCTTGACGTACAAAACGTTGACGCACGTGGTCGCTGGATGGTCGTTGATCCAATCTTTGTTGAGATGCTGAAAGACGAAGACTCTCGTGTACTGAACGCAGACTTCGGTGGCTCAGGCTTGATGAACGGTTTGGTTCTCAACAACCTGCACGGCTTCCGTATCTACGTATCCAACAACCTGCCTTACTTGGGTACAGGTGCTGGTACTAACGGTACAACTGCACAGTCTACTAACTACGGTGTAGTTGTTGCTGGTCAGGACGAGGCTGTTGCTTCTGCTGAGCAAATCAACAAAGTAGAGAACTACCGTGACCCAGACAGCTTTGCTGACATCGTTCGTGGTATGCACCTCTATGGTCGCAAGATCCTGCGCCCAGAGGCTCTTATTGTTGCTAACTACAACGCTGCCTAATAGGCATAACACTGGGGCTGGCTACATGCTGGCCCCTTTGTGCTTTCTTCACATATAAAAGGGACATCACAAGATGGCTATCACAACTGCAATGTGCAACAGCTTCAAGCAAGAGCTTCTTGGGGGTGTTCATGATCTGGATACAGATGTACTAAAATTAGCTCTTATTAAGACTTCCATGGCAGGTACTTACGGTGCTGCTACAACCAACTACTCTGATGTTACAGGTAATACAGACGAAGCTGTAGGTACAAACTACACAGCTGGTGGTCAGGCTCTAGACGGTGCTACTATTACTCTTGACGGCAGTACAGCTATTGTTGACTTTACTGATGAAGTATTTGGTAACGTAACTGTTTCCACAGCTGGTTGTATTATCTACAACTCAACGCAGGGCAATAAAGCGGTAGCAGTTATTGACTTTGGTGGCACTGTTAGTGCTACAGCTGGTGACTTGACTATTGAGTTTCCTGCTGCTGCAGCTGCTACAGCTGTAATTCGTATCGCCTAAACACCACAAGGATACCTATCCATGACGATTAAGTTTGCTAACCGTGTAAAGGTTACATCTACTACTACGGGTACTGGCACAATTACGCTTGGCTCTGCAGTAGAGAGTTTCCAGACTTTCTCTGATGGTGGTATCCTTGATGGCAACTCCGTTAGATACACTATTGTAGATACTAATGACTGGGAAGTAGGCACAGGTGTATATACACACAGTGGCACTACAATGTCTCGCTCGTTAGAGGAAAGCTCAACAGGTTCCTTACTCAATCTATCGGGTGAACAAGAAGTTTTTATTACTACTTCTGCTACTGATATTGAGAACCTTGGTAGTAGATCTATTGATTACTTCTACTTCACAGCTACAGCTGGTCAGACAGTATTCACTGGTAATGATGATAACAGCAATCAGTTAGCCTTCTTTGATGATAACATTATTGTCTTCATGAATGGTATTGTTCTTGAGGGCAACAGCCAAGACTACTCTGTATCAGGTGGTAACACAGTAACGCTTACTGCAGGTGCTGCACTCAGTGACGAGATTAACATTGTAGCATTTAAGGCTTTTACTCTAGCTGACACAGTATCTAAAGTTACTGGTGGACAGTTTGACGCTAACGTAGACTTTGCTGCAGGTATTGACGTTACTGGCAATATTACAGTTACTGGTACTGTAGATGGCAGAGATGTAGCTACAGATGGTACTAAACTAGATGGTATAGAAGCAGGCGCTACAGCTGACCAGACAGATGCTGAGATTAAAACAGCCTACGAGAATAACGCTAACACTAATGCTTTCACTGATGCTGAGCAGACAAAACTTTCTGGTATTGAGACTGGAGCTACAGCCGATCAAACAGCCGCCGAAATCCGCGCCCTTGTAGAAAGCGCGACTGACAGCAACGTATTTACAGATGCCGATCACACAAAGCTCAATGGCATTGAGAGCGGGGCGACAGCAGACCAAACCAAAGCTGATATTGATGCTCTTAACGTAGATGCAGATACACTAGACGGGCAGCACGGTAGTTATTACACAGGCTATGCAGATACCGCAGTAGCTAATCTTGTAGATTCTGCTCCTGGCACACTAGACACATTAAACGAACTAGCAGCAGCATTAGGTGATGACCCTAACTTTGCTACTACCACTGCTAACAATATTGCTTCTAAAGTTTCTAAGTCTGGCGATACCATGACTGGCAACTTGTCCTTCGGTGACAACGACAAAGCCATTTTCGGCGCTGGGTCTGACCTACAGATTTATCATGATGGGGCGCAGTCAATAATTGATGATGCAGGAACTGGTGAATTAAAAATACGCAGCAATATTCTGCGAACAATGAAATACACAGGCGAAACTACTGCCTTGTTTACGGCAGATGGTGCTGTCGCTCTGTATTATGACAACGCAGAAAAACTCGCCACCACCAGCACAGGCGTAGACATCACGGGTGCTTTGACCAGCGATGGGCTGACTGTGCAGAATGGTTCTAATGCAGGTATTACATTTGACCTTACTACAAACTACACACCTGTAATCAAACCTACTCAGGCCATAAGTGATTTGTACTTAGAAGCTGTTGGTGGTGGTGGTTTTAAAGTATCTACGACAGCAAAAAGTCGGATGCTTATCCAAAACAACGGCGACCTGTCACTGTACGAGGACACAGGTACCACGCCAAAGTTCTTCTGGGATGCGAGTGCTGAGTCGTTGGGCATTGGGACGAGTTCGCCTGACAATAGTTTGCACATTTCGTATACAGATAGCACTGCATATTCAGACGCTACCCATGATGCGGGTATTCAAATAGAAAATACGGATACCACTACAAACTCATTCTCACAGCTTCATTTCAGAACAGGCAATTCTGATAGCTATATACGCAACATTAGGGAGGGCGATAACTTAGCATCTCTTGCTTTCCTAACTGATGATGGTGGGGCTACAGGTGACGTTGGCGAAGCCATGCGCATCGACAGCAGCGGTAATGTTGGCATTAACACTTCCTCTGCCGTACCTTTAGATGCAAATGCACAACTCTTAGCCATTCACGGTGATGCGGTGGGAGCGGAGAGAGCGCAAATAAAACTGACGACTGCAACCAGTGGTCAAGCGGCTGGTGATGGATTTTATATAGCTGTAGATGATAGTGCTGCTTACATCTCTCAAAGGGAAAACCAGCCTTTAGTTTTCTCGACTAACGCCACAGAACGTATGCGCCTCGACAGCAGCGGAAATGTTGGCATTGGGCTGAATCCGTCTGGCTTTTTAACAAGCGGCTATGCACTGCGATTATATGGTGGCACTCAAACGTATCTATCATTTAACAATAGCACATACACAACACAGGCCGCGGGCGGTTTTGTTATAGGTAATGATGGCGGTGCTGCACGTATTACCCAGCGTGAAAATGACCCAATAATTGTTGCTACCAATAACACAGAACGTATGCGCATCGACAGCAGCGGTAACGTGCTGGTGGGGACTACGAGTGCAAATGCTAATGGAATTACTTTAAATTTTGGTGATTATATTTATGCAAGTCGAAATGGAGGTCAGGCTCTTTTTGTAAATAGAGATACAAGTGACGGAACATTAATTGATTTGCGCAAAAACGGCTCTGCTGTGGGGAGTATTGATGCTGTATCTAGCATACCTGTTTTCAATACCTCTACAAGTACGGGCGCACTAGGTGTTGGGGGAACTCGTGTTTATCAATGGGACTCAAACCAGTTTTACCCGTTAGTAGACGATGCTAAAAGCGTAGGCGCTGCATCTTATCGCTTTAGAGACGCCCACTTTAGCGGCACAGTAAATGCAGCCAACTTCAACACCACCTCAGATGCTACACTAAAGACTAACGTAGAGACGCTCACAGGCTCTCTGGATGCCGTTAAGTCCCTGCGTGGTGTCTCATTTGATTGGCTAGAGAATGGTGGCTCAGAGGTCGGCGTAATCGCTCAGGAAGTGGAAGCTGTACTCCCAGATGTAGTCAGCACAAATGACCAAGGCATCAAGTCAGTTAAATACGGCAACATGGTGGCTCTCTTGATTGAAGCCATGAAAGAACAACAGGCTCAGATTGACGAGCTTAAAGCTAAACTAGGAGAGTAATCATGGCTGTAACATACACATGGACTATCGCAGAACTTGAACGCAACACAGCAGACGGTGGTGTCACAGTGGCACACTGGCGCTGCGAGGGTGTTGATGGGGAGGCTACTGCTGGCTCATACGGGACAACCTCATGGACACCTGACGCATCTGCCTCTGACTTCATTGCATTTGACAGCTTAACGCAAGACGCTGTGCTTGCTTGGGTCTGGAACACTGTCGTGAAGGCTGACGTTGAAACAGCCATTGCTGACAAGATTAACGCTGAGTTGAACCCAACGACTACCGCTGGGCTTCCTTGGTAATCTAAGCGCTAATAGTGGAAGGACACGAAGATGTCGATTAAAGTTAATGGTACTACGGTTATTAATGACAGCAGGGCGCTGAGTAACATTACGTCCATTGATGCGACTACAGTGGCGGCACTTGGTGCTGCGGGTGTTGGTGGCGGGGATGTACAAACTGTAGTAGTTACATACAACACACATGCCGCCTTTACTAAACCCGCAGACGGGCTCAACAACATTGGATCTATTAGCAACGAGGGGACTTCTACAACCCCACCTTCTAACAAAAGGATAATGCAAACTCCCGCTCTTACGAATGGTGTAACTTCCGAAATACAGTTCTTTTTTCCTACTCCCAGCGTATACAGCAGGCGGGGCAGCTACTGGGGTTCACAAATTATATGTGTACACTATGACTCTTCGGCAGGTCTATGGAAGCGGCTTGTAAGCTTTGGCGCTTGGACAAGCGATATTACTTGGCCCTACACCACACAATTATTACCTCTCGCTTCTTATGGCTCAGGGGACTACTTTGAGGTTTATGCCACAGATGTGTATGATGGTGGCGGTGGAGCAGGTACTGCACAATACAATGATAATCTTTCTTTCAATGCTAATACCATTAGTATAAAACTTACAAAGTTATCAGTTTAAATCGTTTGAAAGGTAAGTTCTGATATGACTATTGAGGATCAAGTGAAACAAGATGCTGGTGACATTCTAGTACGCCCAAAGAGAGACCAACTTTTAGCAGAAACTGATGTATGGGCCTTGTCTGACCGCACGATGACAGTAGAGCAAACAGCATATCGCCAAGCACTGCGTGACATCACAGATCAAGCTGGCTTCCCAACCGACATCACTTGGCCGACTAAACCCTAATACGTAGGACTTAAACATGACTAAAGCACGTGACTTAGCTGATCTGCTAGATGCTAGTGGTAACATTATAGCTCAAGGTACTATTGATGGGCGTGATATTGCGTCTGACGGTAGTAAACTAGACAGCATTGAACATGGTGCTACAGGAGACCAGACACACTCAGAGATCCGTGCTCTTATAGTTGCTGGTGTTGACACTAACGTATTTACTGATGCAGATCATAGTAAGCTAGACGGTATTGAAGCGGGTGCTACTGCAGACCAGACTGCTGCAGAGATTAAGACTTCTTATGAAAGTAATGCTAACACTAACGAGTTTAGTGATGCAGAGCAAAGCAAGTTAGCAGGTATTGAAACAGGTGCCACTGCAGATCAAACAAAGGCTGACATTGATGCGTTAAACGTAGATGCAGATACTCTAGATGGTCAACACGGTTCTTACTACACTAGCTACGCCGATACAGCTGTAGCTAATATTGTTGATTCTGCACCAGGTACGCTTGATACGCTTAATGAGTTAGCTGCTGCGCTTGGTGACGATCCAAACTTTGCTACTACTACAGCTACTAATATTGCTTCTAAAGTTTCTAAGTCTGGCGATACGCTTACAGGCACTCTTACATTTGCCGCTGGTCAGACTTTTGATGGTCGTGACGTATCAGCGGATGGTGCAAAGCTAGACGGTATTGAAGCCAGTGCTGACGTAACGGATACAGCAAATGTTGGCGCGGCTTTAACAGGATTTACTACTGGCTCAGATGCCATATCTACTGATTTAATTCCGGTATACGATGTTTCTTCTGGAGTATGGGAAAAACATACAATCGCTAATGCTGCACTTCAGGGACCAACAGGTGCTACGGGTGCTACTGGTGCTGCGGGTGCTACTGGTGCTACTGGTGCTACAGGACCACAAGGACCACAAGGACCACAGGGTTCTACAGGATCACAAGGGCCACAAGGGCCGCAAGGGCCACAAGGGGCTACAGGTTCTACAGGTGCTACTGGTGCTACTGGACCGCAAGGACCAACAGGTGCTACTGGTCCTGCGGGTTCTGGCCCTCCGGGTTCCGTTATTTACCACGCAGGTTCCTCTGCCCCGTCTGGTTATGTTAAAGCCAACGGTGCATCACTAAGTACAAGCACATATTCATCCCTCTTCTCAGCTATCGGCTACACATTCGGTGGCTCTGGTGGGTCGTTTAACGTGCCTGATCTTCGTGGGGAGTTCTTGCGTGGCTGGGATGACGGTCGTGGTGTTGATAGTGGTCGTAGCTTTGGTTCGTATCAGGCTGACCAGATGGAAAGTCACGCCCACACTTTCCGTGGGGGAGGAAACTATTCGGGTGGTTTTACTTACGGATATGTTCAAGCAAATGGCGGTGCTTTTCCATTCACAATCACCACAGACTATACGGGTGCAACTTCAAATTCCTCTGAGAACCGCCCACGCAACAGAGCACTACTTGCTTGCATCAAATACTAAGGAGACACAGATATGAACGTATATCAAACCGACATTGATGGTGTCTTCGTAGGCATCACAACAGCAGACCAAGACCCTATGGATGAAAGCAATTTGCTCATCCCAGCGGGTTGCGTAGAGACTGCACCACCTTCAACAACAGACGAACAGTTGGCACGTTGGGATGGCTCTGCATGGGCTGTAGAGGACATCCCGGCACAGGAGCAAGAACCGGAGCCGGAACCAGAAGACCCTGCTTTAGTGGCACGGTATAAACGTGATGAACTCCTGGCTTCCTCAGACTGGACACAGGTTGCTGATGCTCCTGTAGATCAAGCTGCATGGGCTGCTTATCGTTCTTTACTTAGGGATGTACCACAGCAATCTGGCTTCCCCGCTGACATTACATGGCCTACTAAACCCTAATACGTAGAGAGTAATACAGTATGTTTGGCTTTACCCCACTAGCTACAACACCTTTAGCTGCATCTCAGGCTGGTATATCTGCTGTTGTAGCTCTGGCGTCTGTACTATCTACGGGTAGCATAACAGCTACAACTGTTAATGTATCTGAACTACTAGCGTCTGTATCAGCTACAGGTACGGTAGGTAATCTAACACTAAACCCTGATGAGGTCACAAACTCTGTTGGTGCTACAGTATCTGTTGGTACAGTACAGGTTAACCTCTCTGAACTACTCTCCAGTGTATCCGCTACAGGAAGTGTAGCTACTGTAGGGTATGATGCTAAAGGTAATCATACACTTGCTTCAGTATCAGGTTCAACTGCTTTAGAGCCTGTTAGTGCAGGTGGCTTTGAGATTGATATTAGTGAGAACCTTCTTTCTGTATCGGCTACGGGTTTTGCAGGTAGTTTAACTACACATATCTCAGAGCTTCTAGATAGCGCTTCTGCTACAGGTAGTGTTACTGCTATCATACCACACGCTGACTCCTTACAGTCCATAGTCGGTGTTTCAGCACAGGGTACTGTGGAACCTACCAGCCTAGACTCTTTTGAGATTGACGTATCAGAGTCCTTGCTTTCTGTAGTAGCAACTGCTACAATCAACCCTGTAATAGTAAATGTAGTAGAGCGACTAGAAGACGTAGTAGGTACAACTGCGGTATCAGCTGTTACAGTTATTGCTATCAACTTCCCCTTTGAGGCAGATGCTTACAGTAGAGACAGGACGTTATACACCAATCCTCAACCCTTAAATCACGTTGTACATATAGCAGAAGATAACAGAACAATAGTTATAGACGCTGTATTCTCAGCAAGCAGAACAGTAAATATTGCAGCCTAAAGGATAGCCTATGTCATATAAGTGGCCTGATAAAGATAAAGATGAGTTACTTGATTACAGCATAGACTGGTCTCGTTTCTTGAGTGGTGATGCTGTTTCTGGCGTTACTTGGTATATTGATGACGCAGTAGGTGTTAAAACAGAAGTGAACAATACAGATTTTGTAGATGGGCTACAATTTGTACAGGCTACTAACACTACAACTGTGGCTACTATTCGCTTGAGTTTAGGTACAAATAATAAACGTTACAGAATTACGTGTAAGATAACCACAATAGGCGGATTACAGTATGAGCGCAGCGTATTTCTGCGTGTCAAGGAGAAGTAAGAATGGCATACGACTACATTAGCCTAGTTAACGATATTAACCGCCGCCTTAATGAAGTAGAACTTACGAGTGCTAACTTCCCTGCAGCTACAGGCTACTACAGTTTTGCTAAGGATGCTGTTAACGCAGCTATTCGCCATGTCAATCAGGAAGAGTTTGAGTGGCCTTGGAACCATGTAGAAGAAACAGAAGTACTTCTTCCTGGTGAAGTACGTTATAGTATGCCTTATGATAGTAAAACTATTAACATGAACACCTTCCGCATCAAGCGTGATGATGATCTTAATGTTAGTACAGTCAAACTAAAAGTACTAACATACGAAGAATGGCTTGACAAGTATGCAGATACTGAGTATAACTCTACCACAAGCATAAGAAATACACCAACGCATGTTGTACGTACACCTAGTAGAGAGTTGATCTTTTACCCTACTCCCGATAAAGAGTATGAAGTAGTGTATGAGTACTTCCGTACAGGCTACGATCTAGAGCTTTCTACAGATGTACCTACACTCCCTGAGCAATACCGTTATACCATCGTTGATGGCGCTATGTATTACGTTTATCAGTTCCGTGGTGACATGCAGGCAGCACAATTAGCACTACAAAAGTTTGAGCAAGGCATTAAACAATTACGTAGCTTACATATTAATCGCACTGAATACCTGCGAGACACGAGAGTATATTACTAATGGCTACACAGTGGCAGACATTCCCTATTGAGTTTAGAGGTGGTCTCATCTCTAACCTTAGCCCTCTACAACAGGGTAGTAATGCTGTGGGTTCTGCTACTATCTTGCAGAACTTTGAGTCTAGCAAAGAGGGTGGCTACTCTAAGATCAAAGGTTTTGAGAAGTTCAGCACTACAGCTGTACCTGGGTCTGGCCCTATACTAGCGCTTAAAGTAATAAGCTCTGGGCGTATTGTTGTAGCTAGACAGAACGGTTCTAACGTAACAGAGTACTACTACGGCACAGGTACTACGTGGACATCCATGGGTGCAAGACCTTTGCTTGGTGGTAAGGCTAAGCATGTTCTATATAACCTAGACGGTGACGATAAAGTTATCTTTGTAGATAGTAATAACTACCCTGCTACGTACAACACATCAGGCAATACTCTCACAGCTATTACAGGCAGCACAGACGTACTAGGTGCAGAGAATGTAGCAGTGTTTAAGGATACAGCATTCTACGCTAAGGGTAACAACCTATACTTTACTGCACCCTTTACTGTAGATGACTTTAGTGCAGCTAATGGCGCTGGATCTATCAACGTAGCTAATGAGATAACAGGTCTAGCTGTCTTCCGTGACCAGCTCATAGTATTTACTACTGACAGCATTAAACGCATAACAGGTAACACCGCAGCAGACTTTCAGGTATCACCTATTACAGACCGTATTGGTTGTGTTAATGGTGACACTATTCAGGAAGTTGGTGGTGACATTATGTACCTTGCTCCTGATGGTATCCGCTTGCTGAGTGCTACGGATCGTATTGGTGACTTTGGTTTGGATATTGCTTCTGATCCTATCGCTAAGGATGCTACCACGTTCCTTGGCAGTACGCCTAACTTCTGTTCTGTACTTATGCGAGAGAAAGCTCAGTATCGTATCTTTGCTTACATTGAGTCAGAACAACATGAAGCAGCTAAAGGCTTAATAGCTACTAAGTTTGTGTCACAGGGTGCATCTGGTATTAGCTGGTCTACAACTAAGGGGATAAAAGCTTTTGTAGCAGACAGTAGATACACAGATACAGCTGAGACTATTGCTTTTGCTAATACAGATGGATACGTGTATGAGTTAGATACAGGATCAAGCTTTGATGGGCTACCTATTGAGGCTATCTACGAGTCACCCTATATGCCTCTGTCTGATCCTCAGATGCGTAAGTCATTCTACAAGATGACATTATATGCAGAACCTACTGGCAGTATGTCTCTGGATCTTAACGTTAAGTATGACTTTGGTTCATCTACAAACACAGGTGTTATACAACCCGCTACACAGAGCGTAGAAAGTACGGGTACATCTGTATTCATATTTGGGGAATCTAACTCTGTGTTTAACACATCTACATACGGCGGTCAGTTAGACAAGATCTACAACACAAATATTATTGGCTCAGGTAAGACTATAGCTATCCGTATTGAAGACAATTCTACAAACCCTACATTCACTCTAGACACAGCCCTGCTAGAGTTTAGACAGAACGATAGACAGTAAGGACTAAAACATGGCAGGTTATACACGTCAGGATACAGCAAACAACATTGCTAACGGTAACGTTATTGATGCGGATGACTTTGATGCTGAGTACAATGCCATTGAGGCAGGGTTTAACGCATCTACTGGTCACGCTCATGACGGTACTGCAGGTGAAGGTGCGCC